ATATTCAGGCTGCCATCCATACTTCTGTAGGATTCTGCCCCACGCTTTTCTCCCATAGCCTTCTATGTGCTTGCAGCCACAGTCTGTGGCGTATCTCTGTAAAGTATTTAGAACCAAAGGCAGCCACTTGCTCATGCGCTTCCCGCCAACCCAATCTAAAGCCATCGCCCTTCTGCCGGGATATTCTATGACTCTGCTGGTCAAAGCTGCCAAAACCTCACTCCCATCCATTACCAGCCAAAGCACTAACAGTCCTGCCTTCAACTCTTGTCTTAAATCTTCAACCTCAAACTTGCCAGCCGATGTTTCTACCGACTTATGGAGAACCTTTTTTGCATCTTCCCAGACAATGTCCACTCCCTCAATAGGGACCGCTGTAATCATCATGCTGGGAGCATCATACCCTGCGGCACCTGATCAGGCTGCTCCGTCATGCCTGTTCTCATCTCTCTGACTCTGTCCATCATGTCATATAGAGATTCTGCTCCAGCATCGGTTGACCCGTTGCCAAGACCACTTACAACATCAGCCGGAACGATAAACTCTCCGTCAGACAGAACAACATCCTGCTCTCCCTCAAGCGTGGCCGGAATCATATCATCCATGCCATCACCTACGCCCTCAACCATACCCTCTGTAACCTGTGCGTTTTCTTCAAACTCGCCGCTACGGACACGAGCGACCAAATCTTTTAGAGCTTCGTCGCCATATGTAGCAACAAATAGTCCCAGCGCCCTTTTAGGGTCAGGGTGAGTGCCTTGTATAGCGTCCACAGCATCGCTGATAATCTGTTTATCATTTGGCCGCTGCACCTCACCGCCCTCTGCAAAATACCTGAACTCTGGGTCAAGTCCGGGCCTATAGCCAGATAGAGGGCTTTTCATATCTCTCTTTTCACCCAGATTTTCCGGTATGTCTGGATATTCTTTTTTCTTCATTTCTGGAAGTTTTGGCGCTGATAGCCCCCCAAGAACTGCGGCAGAACCAGCATACGGCAACGCTTCTTTAAACGACATTCCCTTTGTTGGGTCAGAAAGCGCCCCCTTGAGGCCACCCAAACCACTTGATGTTGTGGACGCGGCAGAAGAAGGAACCCCCGCTGATACCCCTGAACTAGTAATATTGCCGGGCATAACGGCAAGATCTTTTGCCAAAGCCCTGCCAGAGGCCACATCTGCCCCGATGCCTGCTGCGTCTGGCATCACCCCAGAAGCGGCAGCGTTAGCCCCACCGCCAAACAATCCACCAAGCGCCTTGCCACCAAAGTAAGACATCATGCCTGTGCTTATGGCTGTGCCAAGATCATCGCCCTGAGCAAGAGATCCAAGGCCAGACCCCACAGCGCCGCCTAAAAGTGCGCCATAGCCCAGACCTGCGCCTAACGCCGATCCACCCAGTCCCAACAATAGTGGTAAAGCCATGCCAGTCTCCTACTCCGATAGCGCCCGCATTCTGCTTACTAATCTTCTAGCACGATTTGGGACTTGTGTGTACCATCTGGAATCGACCATCTCGTCGGCGGCCCTGTTCCAATCCCTTGCATCAACGCCAGCCTTCATACCCTTGAATTTGGAGAGACGAGGTCTTCCCATATTAAACATCATGTTGCAGATGATATGCTGACAGTCCTCGGGTAAATCGTCAAAGTCTGGATATAGAACTTTGCACTCGTCTACGGTCACAGCCATGTCAAGGTTAAACACTTTCTGCACTCTTTCCTGCTCAATCACCGTGCCAACAGGCTGACCGTACTCCTCATCATCCTTGGTAATTAGGTGGCCAATTCCAAAAGTTGGTAGGTGGAGGTGATCTAAATAGATTTCGTATTTGCAGCCTTCGTCCTCTGCAATCTCTGTCCTCAACTTGTCTATGTTCACTCGCCCCTCCCCATCTTCCTAAAGTTTTCAAGAAAACTTCCTTTGGGCTTACTTGCTTCGTACTCTGCTCTACCTTGAGCCGCTGTAGGAATGCCGCCGGGAAGCATTCTGGCCTCAATCATCTTTCTCTTTTCCTCAGGAAGCATCTTAATCAAAAGCCCGATGCCGCCGGGAATCATTTCTGCAAGGCCCCTTGCCTTGCTCTTAGGCACAGGAACATCGACCACATCGCCCAGATACGTTTCTTTGGGGCTTCCAAATGAATCAAGGCCAGATCTGACCTCGCCTGTCTCTGGGTTGCCGAACACCTCATCGCCAAAGATGTTGGTCTTCGCAAATGGATTAAGATACCTGTCATACGCCAAATCCATGAGGCCCCGTCTGGTCTTTTCATTCATAAGACCGGAATAATCAATCTTAGACGGATCGAACCCCGCCTTCCTTGTGAAAATCCCTTGGATGCCATAAGGATTGGCGAGGGTCATTTTATTCTGAGCAAAGAATTGTTCTTTAGTCAGAATGTCTTCTAATCCGCCAGTGGCCCCGTATTGCCCTTGCAACCTACTCATTGTTGGGGTGCGCAACTGAGTAATAACATCAGTAAGATCTGAGCCACCACCCATGTATGACGCAGACCCCACAGGAGCCGAGCCTGTTATTTGACCAGTGCCTGATTCTCGCGGCATAGCTGCCTGAACAGCAGCTACTCGTTCATCCGGCCTCCCTATACCCGGTTCTGGCATTACTTTGTGATCCCTTTTACCTTTTCTACAGTCCTGAGGCCGCCAAGACCCAACATGCCCAACAAAACAGTCATCAGGCTGTCCATATCAAAAGTCGGTAGCTCTGGTATCTCTATCCCTAAGTATGAACATATAAACATTGTGACAGGGGCGAGAACAAAATGCCATGCCATAGCGAAAGAAAGGCACCAGCCAAGAAATGGACGCCACCCTGCAACGAATATAGACCTATGCTGCGCCTCTGCCTTATTGATCTCTATCTGACCCATGTTGGCTTCGTGCATCTGCTTTTCGGCCATGGTCGCTATTTCGTGAGCCAGCTTTGCTTTCTGGTCCTTGTCCTCTATAAATTTGTCTAGAAGGCCCGTAACCGGCCCGATTAACGCCTGCAACATTACTTCTTCTCCTGCTTATTTGTGACTGTAGGGATGCAGGTATTCCGTGCTTGCCCCGCATCCCTACAGATCTCCCTGTGTTACTTCTTGGCTATCCATGCTGTGGTTCCCATGTAAGCACCGACAATGCCAGCACCACTGATGTAGAATAGAGATGAAATTTCTGAAAGCGCCTGTATTCTTTCTACCGAGACCCACGGGGTAAACATGGCAGCCGTGAAAAGCCCCATACCTATCAAGGTGAATCTAGCCATTCTTAACTGTGCTAGGCTTTTCCTAAGATCTCTCTCTGTTTCTTTTATTTCTTTAGCATGCTCAAGCTCTTCATCGGTGACAATCCCATCACCATCCATATCATACTGAGCATATTTACTCTTACTTTGTAACTTTTTGTTTGACATGATGAGTAATGATTGTCCCCACATGTGAAAGTTACCTGTAACTTTACGTTACAATTTTGACAGTTCCGCTGTCATTGAACAATGCACCAACCTCTAAGCCGCTAGAGCTAGTGGGCAAATCTGTCAACGTGATCTTTGTTGCCCTCATTTCACCGGGCGTTCTCTCTTGTGCGATAAACGTCTCTAAGGCACGAAGCAAATCAGCCATGTATGCAACATCGTATTGCTGCGGCGCTTCTGGCAGTCTGGGTGGGGGTATTTGAACTTGAGCCATTATTGTCTCCCATCTGCGCGAGAATCAACTCGTGGGCTTCCCAACTTCCATTTGGTCCCCACTGCCGTACTTTCCACCCTCAATGCAAATGCCCTGCCCCTAGATCTTAAATGTAGCTGCTCTGTAAATGTCTCTACGTCGCCTGATACAGATCCAATAGCCGTGCCGGAATCTGTGTTGTCGAATGTAGCGCCGGGGAATCTTCTGGACTTTATGGTGAAAACTGCTTGTGGGCTGCTAAGATTTGTAGAACCTATGAATGACAGGTCAGGTATTACTCTCCTGATATAAGTAAACTTATCTCCATCACCTATATCAATGCCAGCAGACTCAATAAACGAAGTCATAGCTGACCCATCATCATCAAACCCAATCTCGTGATTGAATATGTATTGACTGCCAGCAGCCATGGGATTTGCCCGTGTGCCACGATCTAGCCATGCCGTTCTTGCCAGCGTTCCAAAGTACCAAATCTGCTCTAGATAATTGTACACAACGTATCTGTCATTATCCGAAGCATTAGCAGAGGGATAGAACCAGAATATCTCACTGAACTCTGAATTTATTCCCGATGCAACTTTATCAGATTGCGCTCTGTTAAAGTTTCCAAATACCTTTTCTTTTACAGTGCATGGCAGTTGTTGTGTGCGGCCAGAATATACATAGAAGTTATCTATTCCCATCCAATACACAACATCCTCTGTAGAAACTGCTGCGTTTGGACCCATGATTGTGATGTTAGAGGCAAGCTGAGATAGACCAAAGGTAAACGGTGGCCCAATAAACTGCATGGAAAATAACGCTGTATCCGTCCAAACAAGTATCTCACGCTTTGTCTCTACTGCCTGAACAAAGGTAGAGCCAGAGCCGAGTCGCAAATCACCAGCAGTATTAGTGGATGTCGGGAAGAAATCTATTGGATTTTCTTGACTAGAAAAACGTATTAGCAGGGGGTCTTGCACCCCATCACCCTGTGTGGCGCTTGAACTTCCCCCCAAACCATCTGCCCCAAATACGATAACGTGCCTGTCCTGATCGGACACAAGAACCTGTTTTGCCTTCTGCGGGACACTCGTTTTTGTGCCGCTGCGTGTAGATAGTTCAACAGCACGGCTAGATAGGTTGTTTGTGCGATCCCAATAGTAGATGTTGCTATCTCGTGGGTTGATAAGCAGATCTTCACCAAAGTTATCATGTGACCACAGGCGTATCTGTGTCGTGGTTGTTAGGCCGCCAGACGCTGCTTCACCCCAGCCAAAATAATCGTTAGCTGCACTCGCATTGCCAGATATTAGGGTCACAGTAGCGCCATTGTCGTGAGCAGCGGCTTCTGTGCCTGATTGTGCGCGTGTCACAGTGAGATCGTTAGTGGCGACGTTGGTGACTTTCAGTATTTCGTTGTCAATCAATATCAGGTCATTGGTGGCAATGCCTGTGCCACTTGTCACGGTGAGCGTGGTGT